GGGAACTTCTGCTCCGACCCATCATTGAGCCGGAGGGAAATTTCCTGATACATGTTTGCTCCTCCTTATCACTTGCTGGAACTTGTCGTTGTCGACGGTGTAGTACTACCGCCAGACGCAGAAGAACCTCCAGATGCTTTCCCTGCAGCAGGCGTATAGACCTTACTGTACCAGTTCTGGTAGGTGGCGTCGGTGGTATCTGCACTGGAGCGCGCCTTCACGATGTTCTTCCCAAGCGTCGCATCCTTGATCGATGTCGCGTTGATCGTAAGGCTCTCGGTCTGTACCTCGATGGAATCCTCCTTGGTGCTCGATGCCACAGACGGTCTTGTTGCGGTGCAGTTATACATGACGTGGCGGATCTCATTCACATCGCCGTCAAACTCAAAGAGAAGGGCAAAGTGAATGGGCTGGGCATCCGCATCTTCAACCAGTACCCCGTTTCCGTCCTTGATCTCGCCGAGCACGTTCTCCCGGAAATCCTCCGGTACCATCGCAGACTCGAAGTCACCGTTGTAGCCGCTGTTCGCATTGGTGACAAAATACTGCACGCCGTCTGCCCAGAAGATCGTCTGGTCTCCCTGTGCATCCAGCGAGAGAGATACCGCACCCGGCCATGCAATCGGATCCGCAAAGGTGGCGGTCCCATCCTCTGCGATCGTTGCGATGGCATAATGTACGTTTTTCAGGTTATACTTGACCTTGTTCTTTTTACTTGCCATTTCAGGCCTCCTGTTCAAATGAATACAGGACCTCGTAGAGCTTCTCAGAATCTATCCAGGTCTCTGTCTTTTCAAAGAAGATCCCGCTTTGGATCAGCTGATCTTCCAGTCTCTTTTCTATCTCCGGATCCTTCTTATCCGTGTAGAGCTCGATGTCGATCTCTGTGATCGGGAAATACACGGTTCCGTCCGCAGCGAAGTTGTCGCTGTTCGGACAGCGGAAGCAGAGAAAGGGAGGATCCGGCCCTTCCCCTTCCGCAAAGTGATCATAGGCATAAGGGATGCCTTGCTTCTCCAACTCCTCCAGGATCTGTATGATCTTGTCCATTGCTTCCTCCCATCCTCAGCCCTTTAATTCCTTCTCAATCTCATCTGATAGCTTCCCGGTGATCTCTTCTTCGACCGGAGCGATGTGTGGAATGCCCGCAACTCTTCCACCACCGCGCTTGGCATGGCCTTTCTCCAAGAGGTGTGTCAGTCTATAGATCTTGTTGTGAACAACCACTTCTGCGCCGACCGCCGTCTCCTTCTGGACGGTAGATCGCCATCCCTTTGCGTACTTTCCGGTGCGCTTTGGCGATTTCTCCTTCAGCTCTTTTACAGCTTCCTTCCCGGCATCTTTGATCTCCTGCTTTACGATGTCATTCACATCTTCCACATAGTCCGAGAGTGTCTTTTCCACCGTCGCCGCTAGATCATCTACTTTCACCTTCATCGCTTCACCTTCTCACACTTAAACTTCAGGCTTCGTTTCTTGAACCCCATCGGATCAATGGCGGTGACGTTGTAGATATTGTCTCCCCGCCGGATCCGGATCTTCGTAGAGTCCAAGCCATCGAGACACTTTGCATACCGGACGGTAAAGTCGATCGCATCGGTGCTGTTTGTGGTTCCCGCTTCCTGTTTTTCGGATCCTCCGCTCTGTACCGGTGTTGCCCAGCAGGTGTAGAAGTCTGTCCAGGTGTTGGTGTGATTGCCATACTTGTCTTTGATGACCTCATTCTTTTGGATCGTAAGCCTTACATTCATTGCTGCGATATTCATCCCGCACCTCCATCAGAACCTGGCATCCCGTTCTCCGAAGAGGAGGTTTCGAAGTGTGATGGTCAGGGCATGATGATCGGCTTCCTCTCGGTGTTCGTTAAGATAGGCAAGGGTATAGAGGACTGCCACAACTGTGATCGGGCTGCTCTCATTTTCGAGACTGTCTTTCCGGAGAACGGCAGCAACTAAGTTCTCAGCGGCATCCAATTCCTGCTGAATGATGTCATCTTCGTCACCAGAATCGACCCGGAGATATTTCTTTGCTTCCTCCAGCGTGATCATCCTGTCCTCCCTTCAAATTAGAAAGAAAGCCCAGAGCTTTGACACTCTGAGCCTCTATCATTTCTGAATTACTTCTGCAGATCAGGCAGATGCTCCTGCCTTCAGGATCTGCACGGCTTCCGGAAGAACCAGAAGACCATCAACACGCTCCTTGGCGACATACCCGATCATGCCGTTTCCAGCAAAGAGCTCACGAAGCTCCTGCATAGAACGACTGCCGCGATCGCCGATGTTGTAGTAGCTGTAGTCGCCAAAGGCCATCACGGGCTTTCCGGCGGCAAGCTCCGGTGCAAACGCGCTGGTGTGAACCGCATAGCCAAGAAGTCTGTCCGGCTCTCCTGCCTGATAGGACGGCTGCCAGATGTAGGCGCCGTTGTTGTCCTTGAGCTTCCGGAGAGCTGCAAGGGTCTGGTCGTTCATGATAAACGATGCCTTCTTCCGGTACGGACGCTTCAGGGCGTAGACCAGATCCAGCACATCATCGGTGCCGAGCTTGGTGCCGGAGAGGGTCTTTGCAACCGTGCCGCCATTGGTCTCATCAAAGAGACCGGTGGGCTTCCCCTTCCCATCGCCGTTCAGGAAGGCATCCTCCTCGGCATTGGCGATGGCGATTCCAAACTGAGTGGTGATGTAGCTTGCAAGGTCAAACATGGAGTCATACAGAAGCTCCTCGGTCACCTTCACCGCCACATGAAGCTTATGGGCGTCCATAATCTTCTGTCCAAACTTCGCGTCTGTGAACTGCAGTGCTCCACCCTCTTCGATCCATGCTGCGGTCGGCTTGGCTCCCGCGATGTTGATCTTGTGCTCACCGGAAGTCGTGATGTGGGTTGCAAGGCCCCGCATGATGTTCTCTTCATTCAGGACATCGATGAGTCGGTTGTCCCACTCCTCCGGAACGAGGTATCCGCCATCGGCATCCACACCCTCCTGCAGGATGTCGGAAACCTGATGGAAATTCGTGCGCATGGCAGTCAGCATATCTTTTGCATACTGATCGGAAGCGCGTCCCTGCTTCTTCGGCTTCTCACTGCCTGCGGAAGGCATGTTGGAAAGAGGAGAAGAAGTCGGCTGACTCAGCTGTGCCTCGATGGCAGCCTGACGGTTCAGGCGGTCGATCTCCTTCGTGAGATCCGTGATCTCCTTTTCCATGCGGTCATAGGTTTCTCCATCGGCGGCAGAAAGAACGCCGTTCTCTCCCCTGTGTGCTTCGAGGAAGGCCTTTGCTGCCTCCCATGCTCTTGCTCTCTTTGCAATCAAATCCTGTACGTTCATTGTGTTCTCCTCCTCACATCATCGTGTGCAGCAGATTCAGGCGATCCATCAGAGCATCCACGCTCCGGCCTTCCTCTACTTTGCTTTCGGCATCAGGACCATCCTGTGTCTTGTTTTTAACCTTGTAGTGTTCCTTCACCTTGTTGGTGAAGGCAGCCGCCATCTGACGGCTGGAATAAAGAAAACCCGCAGCAAGCAGATCCTTGTTCTTCTTGGGACCATCTGGTGCTTGCTCGGTTTTCTCTTCAGATTCCTCCAGATTCTCCTTGGCAGGATCGTCCTCTTCCGGTTTCTCTTCCTGCTCCCTGCGATAAAGATCCGGTCTCTCCATCACACGGTCTGCAAAATGAAGCTCCACTGCCTTGCTCGCATCCATCCAGGTCTCATCGTCCATGAGCTTACTGAGCTTGTTCTTTGAGAGCCCGGTCTTCTTGACGTAGGCATTCAGGATCGAATCCTTGACGGAATCGAGCATCGAGATGGCCTGCGCAAGATCATCCTTGTCCCCCATTGCCATCGTGGATGGATTGTGGATCATCAGCATGGAGACCGGAGAGACAAGAACCTCATCTCCTGCCATCGCAATAACCGATGCCGCTGATGCTGCAAGGCCATCGATCTTCACGGTGACCTTTCCGGAATAAGATAAGAGCATGTTGTAGATCTGTGCCGCCGCCCAGACATCACCGCCTGGAGAGTTGATCCAGACCGTGATCGGTCCTTTCCCGGAATCAAGGTCGGACTTAAAAAGAGCTGGCGTGACGTCATCGTCAAACCAACTCTCCGAAGCGATGGTTCCGTTTAAAAACAGCGTGCGTGCAGCAAAGTCCGGATCTTCTCCATCCGGTGCCTTATTCCGCACCCACTTCCAAAACTTGTTCATGTGTTCCTCCTTCCCCTTCTTAGGGGCTTTTTGTTTTCGGTATCTTCCTCAGGTTCTTCATGGGGCTCATCCTGCTCCGGAGGATCACTACCTCCAGAACCGCTCTGATAAGCAGCGCCTGCACTCCGGAGGGGCGTCATGGATCCGTTTACCAGGAACAAGTTTCCTCCCTCCTCCTCGGGCACGAGGTCCATGTTCTCTAAGCGCCGGACATCATTCACACACAAAAAGCCGTTGCTGATGCCGGTCGCATAGCCCTGCATACGGCTCTCATAGTTGCCGCGAAGAAGACCATCCACGTTGAAACGCGCATAGTAGATCTTCTTCTCCTCCGGGGTAAGGAGAGAGCGAGAGATTGCAGACTCTATTCTTGTGAGCCATGGCTGCAGACTGTAGGTCACAAATTCCAGCGACTGTTCCTCAATGTTAGAAAAAGTCGCATGTTCAAGATCTCCAATCATGTGCGGCGGCACCCGGAAGATCCTTGCGATCTCATCGATCTGGAACTTTCGAGTATCCAGGAACTGTGCCTCCTGCGGATTGATGGAGATCGGCGAATACTTCATGCCCTCTTCCAACACCGCAACCTTCCCGGCATTCTGGCTTCCGCCAAAGGCTGCCTGCCAGCTATCTCTCACCTTCTCCGGATCCTTCAGGATGCCCGGATGCTCGAGGACGCCGGATGGCGCTGCACCGTTCTCAAAGAACTTACTGCCGTATTCCTCACAGGCCATCGAAAGACCAATGCTGTTCTTTGCCATCGCAATCGGGCTGTAACCCACAAGGCCGTCAAACCCAAGCCCCGGAATCTGCATCACCTCATGGGGAGACAACTTCACGATCGTCTCCTTCATGGTCGGCGCATCTGATCCCTTGGACCAGAGATACTGATAATAGATGTGTCCGTTCTCGTCGCGGTCCACCGTCATGCGGTTTGGCATCAGAGGATACAGTGCTGTGATCTCACCCTTTCCATTCCGGATGATCTGCACATAGGCATTACCCCACAGGAGAAGGTGTGTGAGGAGCGTCTCCCAGAAGGTGTAGGCCGTCATCTCCTCATTCGGCTCACTGTGAAGAAGAAAGTACAGCGGATGATCTGTTGCTTTTACCTTGCTGCCGTCCTCCTCTTTGTAGAGGTGTAAGGGCAGGCTTGCCACGGCCTCTGCCAGCACCCGGACACAGGCATACACAGCAGTCACCTGCATGGAGCTTCGCTCTGTCACGGTTTTGCCGGATGAGGTGTGCCCATAGTAAGCGCGGTAGACACTGCCGGATGTTGCATCCTTTGGATCCGCTCTCGCCTTCCTTCTGTGAAATAAATCCTTAAATCCCATTGATTCCTCCTCCATTGATAAATTTCCTAATCTTGATTTATTGACTGTCGTGTCCTATAATAAAGTTGAATCAGAAAGGTTCCGTGTAGCGGCACGTAAAGCTGTACTGCACCTGGGCAGGTTAATTACCACGGACGCATCGATACTCGAAAGGGTATCCAGCCACCCCTTGGATAATGGGGAGTCCACTCCGGGGACTTAAGATACCGGAGACAGAACGATATTCGAAAGGATATCCAGACTGACAGCCAGTAAATAACCGCTAAGATATCACAACACTAGATAGCTGTTATGGCTATCTAGTGTTTTTTTAGGAGTCATGAATGCCAAACAAAAAAGTAAATCTTCAGTCTACCGTAAATACTATCCATCGCGCAGCCGTCTCATATAAGGCAAATCTTGTTGGAAAAACTTTTTTGTACGTATTCGATGACCGCTATATTGAAGTCATTTACAAAGCGATTAACTTCAAGCATCTGACTGGAGTTGAATCTGCTCTGAGTTCGAAGCGTTTCTATTCCCTGGCGCTTAGTAATCACCTGAAACCGAATCAGATTTTCTTCTCCCCAAGGCACCCTTATGCCCTATGTCAGCGCAAACTGAAACACCTCGAGGATCTAATCGATGTAGCCTCCTCTGAAAATTTCATGCTGGAAGAAATATCAACACAGACTAAGGTCTATAAATTCGGCACAACCGATACAAAGTTCACATTATGTTTAACTGAAGATCTTGATGCTTCTGGAAACTTAAAAAGTAACCTCATGACTGTTCAGTCACTACGTGATGAAGATTGCTTTTCAAAGGCTAAAGATGCCTTTGTCGTAACGCATATACTGTCAAAGCCAAATGACCAGAAGCAGTATGACACTATTCTTTTTGTAGATTCTTCTGAAGATCAGCACGGAGTTCCAAATTCATTGCTTCCGCTGCTTTCCGAAGACGTAATCGAAAAGTTAAATTAATACACCTCATGTCGCATGCTGCGGATCCGCTCTTGCCTTCCTTCTGTGAAATAAATCCTTAAATCCCATAGATCCTTCCTCCATCAAAATGTGATCAGCCCTCGGCTGTCGTAAACACTCTCTGCTTGTTCCTGCCGAATACAGCGATCCAGCGCCATAATCGATGCAACGATACCGTCGATCTTTTCGGGTGACTTCGCCTTGGTCGGCTTGATGTTATCAGCAGCATCCCGATCTACTACCACGTTCAGTGCCATCCACCGAAGGACCGGATTGCCACCGTGGATGATCTTTCCTTCCATCATCAGCTTGTAGAACTCCTTGGTCGGGGCGGACATATCTTTAAAGCCTTGTCCAAAGGGAACCATCGTCAAGCCGTCATCCTGCAGGTTGATGATGAGCTGGGTCGCATTCCACCTGTCGACCGCGATTTCCTTGATGTTGTAGATCTTGTAGAGATCCAGGATGAACTTCTCAATGAAGTTGTAGTCGATCACATTTCCTTCCGTCGCCTTCATGTATCCCTGCTTCACCCAGACGTCGTAGGGAACCGAAGCCCTTCGCACCCGGATTGGAATGGTGTCCTCCGGAACCCAGAAGAACGGCAGGCAGATGTACTTCTCCCTCTCATTCCTCGGCGGGAACATCAGAACCAGTGCGGTGATGTCGCCGGTGCTGGAAAGATCGAGTCCACCGTAACATTCCCTTCCCCGGAGACTGTCCAGATCAATCGGCTCATTGCCCTGATCAAAGACCTGCTCCGGAATGAAGGCGGTCGTTGAAGATACCCACATGTTGAGTCGGAGCTGCTTAAACACCGCCTCCTCCGCCGGATTTTCCATCGCTTCGTGGTAATGCTCCCGGACACGTTCAATGTCAATCGTCTGCCCGAGACTTGGATTTGCTTTGTACCAGTTTTTCTCATCGTGCCAGTCCTCATCATCTTCCAGTCCGTAGACGACTGGATAAAACGTATGATCTACACGCTGCCCGGAGAGGATGTCTTTTGCCTTCTGGTGCAGCTCGTAGCAGATCGAATTCTTATCGGTTCCGGCGGTAGTAATCAGGAAATATAGCGGCTGCTCTCTCGCATCACCGGAGCCTTGGGTTAGAACGTCATACAGCTTTCGTGTCGGTTGTGCATGAACCTCGTCTAGCACAAGACCAGAAACATTCAGTCCATGTTTTGTTCCCACCTCTGCAGAAAGCACCTGGTAGAATCCGGCGTTACTGTAATTTACAATTCGCTTGCTGGCGGCCATGATCTTGGAGCGCTTCAGTAGCGCCGGTACCATGTTTACCATCTGGTGGGCGACATCAAAAACGATCGACGCCTGCTGTCGGTCTGCGGCAGCGCCATAAACTTCAGCAGAAGGTTCGTTGTCTGCGTAGAGCAGGTACAGGGCAACTGCGGCAGCAAGCTCCGACTTTCCATTCTTCTTGCCAATCTCGATGTAGGCTGTCCGGAACTGCCGGTTTCCATCGGGCTTTATGATCCCGAATAAGTCTCGGACGATCTGCTCCTGCCAAGGCAGAAGCCAGAAGCGTTTTCCGGCCCACTTGCCTTTGGTGTGACGAAGTATCTCGATGAACTTCACCGCCCGGTCTGCTTTCGCCGCATCATAGTGAGATGTTGGAAGCATGAATTTTGTCGGCTGGTAATCGGTCAGCTTTGGCATATCATTGGGACGTTTCTCCATTACGGATCACCTCCCAACAGCTCCTCCATCTCATCTCCTGGCGTTGGCTTCCCGGCATCTGCGATCAGGCGGGAACGGGATGCCGGAGTCAGACCGAACTCGGTCGCGAACTTTCCCATCTGCTTCATGTAGGTCTGTGCGATGGAGACCTGCGGGACCTGTTGCCAGTAGCCAGAAGGTGTCCGGACAAGAGTGCCGTGCTCTGTGATAAACTCCTCAGCTTCCTTCCATCTTGCGTAAGACTGGCAGTATGCAGCAAAGGCAGCCATATCGACTTCGGTGAGGACACCGATGGCTTCCATCTTCTTTGCCAGCCTGTGCCATTCCTTACTGGCATCCTTATCGAGCCACTTCGGACAGGCAGGTGCTTTCCGCTCTGGCTTTGGCTCATTCTCATTCAGTTTTCTTTTCCCGGGATTTCCTTCCAGCTCCTTGATTGCGGTCGGAGTTGGCTTTCTTCCTCTGGTTGCCATAGGGAACACCTCCTTTCTGTCCATCAAAAAAGGACCGCCGAAGCGATCCTGTCCCATGTGGTGTATGTGTAATGCGGTATATGTGAACGAGAGAAAGAGCCGTGTGGCTCTCCTCCCGGAAGTTGCTTTCAATTCAGCGTTTTCTTTTCAGTTGAAGTTTTGCAGGATGGCAAGGAGCGCAAGCTGTGCGTTTTCCGTCTCCGGCTCGATGTCCCATCCTCTGTCGTATCTTGCGACCGGGAAGTCTCCGAGGCGAATCTCAAGCTTGCTGATCCTGCCACCTTCAATCCCGTAATCCTCGCTCGGCTCTCCGTAAACCTTCGCGCTGTAGGTGAATGTCTGGTTCTCGATCTTGATGCTTCCTTTGTTCCACATGGTTTTTTCCTCCTTGTTTTGTTCTTGTTTGCCTTTTCCTTTGGCATGTACATATATCACTCTGCAAGGCTTATATAGCAAGGAGATCAGCCGGATATGTGTCACAAAGATCCGCCCCGGAAACTGTGTATTTTGTACGAGGAAGAGGCCCCTTTTGCGGGGCTCCCTCCCTTTCCGTTTTCAGTTCAGTGTCATTCTGAAGGCGTGGCCTTTTTCATATCCTTTGCCGTAGAAGTCCTTTCGGAGGTTGACCTCGACCATCTTGCCGATCGTGCAGCCTGCCTCTTTGAAAAGCCAAAGCGTCTCGACCGCGTCCGTTGCCCGGTAGGAGTAGGTGAAGGCCTTGATGCCGTTCTCCTTCATGCAGGTGGTGATGGCTTCCACATCCCGATCCCAGATGATGTCGTCGAAGTCGAGGATCTCGTTCTCGTTGTCTCTGGAATTCCGGTAGGCTCTCCAAACCTTGCAGGCAATGTCGCCCATCTCAATGATCCGATCCTCGGCTGCCTTCGCCGTATCCCTTGCGGTGTCCCTCTCCTCTGCGGTGGTGGCTGCCTTGTAGGCTTTCTTTGCTTCTGCGATGGTGTTGTAGGTTTCTTCAAAAATGTTCGTCATGGCTTTGTCCTCCTTGCTTTGTGCTTGTTTGCCTTTTCCTTTGGCATGTACATATATCACTCTGCAGGCGATATATAGCAAGGAAATAAGCCTCATAACCTGCACAAAGATGTACCGAAAATCCTGTGCTTATCTGACATCTCCATGGAGAATAAAGCGGACGTATTCGTCCCGGTGCTCCTCAATAAAGAGCACCAGATCGTAGTAGTTCCGGTCGAAGGCGAGGCGCTGCACGTAGGGCAGGTCGAACATGTTCGTAAGGCCGCTGTCTCGAATCGCAATAATCTGTTGCCTGATCTTCTCATCCATATCAGTCCACCACCTTCCGCACAATGTCCTCGCCGTAGATCACGCTTAGTCCTGAACCGTTATCCCAGTGGACGAGCAAGGACCCCGTGTCATCGACACCATAGACGGTTCCTTTCGTTCCGGCAGGCGG